AGTAATTACGAAAAATTTAACGTCTGTGGCACTTGTTCCACCCGGCCAGTATCGTGAGAACTTTTGTTCACCATTCTCAACATATTGACAACCCATAAAAACCCCTGAAGGTTTAAGAGTTGCAGCAATATACGGAGAGATAGTTGTAAAGTTAGCTCCCGGTAATACGACAGGATCACCAGTAAAAATACTATTCGCTGGTGTTTGTGCTTGTCCTGTTGAGGTTAGTGTGATCATATCGGTCACAGCCTCATTATTATAAGCACCACCTTTTTTACGAGCAGGGACGAAACCACGAAATGCTTTAGTAGTAGACATGTTTCATCTCCTTATAATGTAGAGATAGACTATTTCTGAAAAGAAGGTTGCCTACCTCTGGTTGTTACGGATTTACTTGTATTAGAAATTGGCATACGAGAATCAGAGCTTTTCATTAGTTGTGCATTTACTGCATCCATCATATCATTAGCCTTTTTCTCATAAAATTTCTGTCTGGCCTCTACCTTTGCTGTTGGCTTCTTTGCCAACGCTACGTCTCCACGACAGACGGCTCCAAGATAGCGACCTTCTTCCCTTACGAAGGATGTAATTGCCATTTCAGGAACTTCATCAGGAGTTACGAAGATCCATCCCTGTTGCTGGTTTTTACCAACATTTGCGATGTCATCTTCACCTTTTACAGATATGCGTATCCAACGGAGAGACATAGCCTCATTGTCAAATCTTGCTTGTACCGAATCCGGTATAGAGAGGGCATCTGGCTCCTCAAAGACATATTCTTCTTCGACTTCTCTTGTTGTAGTTTCCCGATTAGTATTACTACGTGTTTCATTTCGTGTCATATTTCATTCCTCCACGCTAAGTTATATTAGTATAATTGCCGTCAGCATCAGAAACTTTTAGCTTTTCAGCAGCATACTGTTCAAGTGGTATATTCCATTTCTGTGCAAGCCTAACATCTTCCTTTGATAGTTTAACTTTATTAGAACTGGATGGGGATGAGCGTGAACTCCCCGATACTACTTGAGCAGGTGGTGACGTATTATCCTGCACACGTTCTGTAGTTTCCTCTATATTTTGAGAAAACGCTTTATTAATTCTCTTATCAATTTCCTGATAAAAATCATTATCGGTTGGATCATAACCTTCGCTTTTAAGTTCTGCATCTATAGCTAATGCAGCAGCGGTTTTAACATTATCCTGTCCAAACCAATTATTTCTTGCAGCCCATTCTTCAGCCCTTGGATCAGAAGCTTGTTGCACAGGCGGTGGTTGATATTGAGGTTCTTGTACAGGTACTTCTTTATAATTTTTTTGAGCAGAAGAAACTGCTTTCAAGTCAGTCTGTGCATCATTTAACATTTCCTGTGCTTTAAGAACTCTTTCTTTGTCTCCTTCTTCAAAAGCTTCCATATAAACTGATCTGGCAAGCTCAAGTTTATCAGTTAATTGTTTTTCAGAAGCATCAAGACTTAATTTATTAACCTCGTCTACTTCCTTATATTGTGTTCTGAGAGTTGTATTTAACTCCTCATTTTTTTGAATGAGAGCAGCAATATGTTCATCTCTTTCCTTGCGCTGTCGGATAAGTTGTCGAATACGTTTTTCTGCTCCTTTGGTATTAATGCCCTCCAATTCTGGAGCATCTCCTTTACCATCTGAGTTTTGGGCTTCTTTAGATTCTTCAACTCCCTCTTCAGAATTTGACTCATTATCTTCAAGCTCAATTTCAATTTTCTGTTCCTCATTCGAAAGATTTATATCTCCCCATTCTTCTTTTTTATCCATTCTTACCTCCGTTGTTTACGAAATCAACGATTTAACGATATACTATTATACCATACAATTAACGATTTTCCAAATTATGTTGATCCTTTTCCTAAATTAAATGTTGGATCTAGATCTTTTGGATCTTCAACCTTCATTGTAATCTGATCATCAAAGAGTAAAATAAGTCTTACTCCTTTGTAAAAAAGCTTTGTTCCTGCATGTTTACCATAACATATATAATCACCTACATTACACCAAGCTCCTGCTGGAAATTTATCCCTATCCAGATATGCCAACTTACCCAGAGCTAATACTTTACCTACCGTGGTAAGATATGACATATCATCTTTAATTGAATCTGGAATAAAAATTCCACCTTTTGTTTGACTTTTTACAGACACTGGTCTTACCAAAACATGAAATCCCGGTAATTCAGGTAATACTTCTGGATCTTCTACTTCAGTAGGATCACTGATCCATGAATCATTTTTTAGGGCCTTACCCATTTGTACTTGTTGCATTTTACTCCTCTTCTTCTGAATACATTCGTTTTTTAATTATATCATTTAAATTAATTCTAGCCCACTCTAAACCTTGGATAGAACCTACAAGTTGTCTATAATGAGCATAATCATCAGCCGAACCATTTCCTAATGAAAGTCTGAGTCTTTGAATCTCTTCATTATACTCTTGAATAACCTCATCCCAGAGTTCCATTAGGTGTATAAGGTACTCTTACGACTTTTCTTTGCTGGTTCTGGAAATTTAAATTCACCATAGCCCCATTCATTAAGGTCAGCTAGTGTTTCCCAAGGTCCAATACAATCACTTTTGAAAGGATCTCCATAAGTTACTGGTTTATCAGAACTTGTTTGTTTATAAGTAATATAGCCTTTACCTTTCGTCATTTCTGGAATTTTTATTGTCATTCTTTATCTCCTTTATCTTTCTTGGATTGTTCAATAGCCATTTTAACTAGAGCATCTAGACCCTTCATATCCAGATCTTTCTCATCTTTATTATATTGTTCTAATAAGTCTTTCATTATTCTTTGTCTAACTCTTTCATCTTCAGCATCTAATTTAGATTCTTCAATTCCGATCTTGGATAGTATATCCAGAGTTTTTAATTCTTTCTTAGAATCTCTGTCAAGTTCTGCTTTCTCTCTCTTGAAGTTATCAGTTGCACCTGTCTTGAGCATATCAATAATCTGTTCATTTTCATCAAGCTCAAGTTTCTTATTCTTTAATTCCATCTCAGCAGCTTGAACCATTGTATCAGATTGTAGTTTTTGTTTTTCTAGTTCTACCTTGGCTTGTTCTAGAGCGACCAGTTGTTGTTCAGGTGACTGTGTTATTCCTATAGCCTGATTAGCATTCATTACTTGTTGAGCAGCTTGAGCCATTGCCATTTCTACAACAGCAGGATTTTGGGCCTGTTCTGGAGGCATTTGCTCAATCATCTGTTGTGTCATCCCGTTCATCTGCTCTTGATACTTCATCACAGAATGTTCTTGAATATTGGCTTCCAGAAGAGGACGTATTCTTTGCATAATAGGATTGGCTCCATTAGCAGGATCTTGAAGATATGCCATCTTTGTCTGAATATGAGCATCATGATTCTGTCCTGGAAAAGCAGCTATAGGAATTCCTTTGGTAGCGGCCATGATATCCGACACAGGGTCCATTGGCTTTGGTTCTATCTTGGGAGGAAGTATCTCTTCCATGTTAGGCATGTTAGCTGCATTAAGAATAGTTCTGTTTAATGCTTCTAGATTAAACATACCAGGAGGTGATTGCTGTGCCATTTGAAGAGCCATGTTAGCCAGCATCATACGATGAGCATTGGATGGTATATTAGGATCAGAGACAGGAACTATATCTACTCGTCCATCAAAATCATTTTTAAATATACTTCTATCTTCAAATGGAACATCATAAGGATATTCATCAGGAAGATAATCATAATCTATCTTTGCCAGAATTCTAAATTCATCTTTCTGAGATTTATGAAGACGTTTATGTATGGCTGTGAAAAACTTACTACTGGCTTCTAAGAGAGCCATAGTTGTACCAACGGGTCCATAGGAGGCAGCATCAGAAATAACTTGTTCCGTGCTATCCGCAAACTTCTGACCAGCAGCAGCTACGAACTGGAGCATCTGAAATAGAGTAGAGGAAGGCTCTTTATAGGGGAGAGGAATAATAGCCTTTGAAAGATCCATTCCAGTTGCTTCAACCTCCTTGAACTCACCCGGGGAGATGGGATCATTATCACCAACCATTCTAAGTCCTTTGGCTTTGAAACCTCCAGGCAGATTTGCAAACTGACCTGCATCAATTAGAGATCTCATTGCAGCAGTTGCACTCATGGTAAGATTACCAAGGAAATGTATCAGACCTAATCCATAAAAACCAAAACCCGGAACAAATCGATAATGGACAAAGTGACTACGCTTCTCCATATTCGGATCATTCTGTTCATAGTTTCTACGAATACTTAGTACTTGTCTTGTTTGTTCTTCTATAGTTACGATATAGGGGAGCGATTGATCTTTATTTTCGATATCTAGATAACGATGTTGTTCCAATAAAATATATTGAGGATCATTATCTGAAGAGGGAGACAATCCTAGAATAGTATCCATTTTCTCTGTGAAAGATGTTATATTGGATTGATTAGGTTTAGGAAGATCTACATCCTTATAGACACCAGCTATAACATCTTTTTGTAATTCTACCGGACTCCGATTAATAACATGGGTATACCTATCCGCATTCCTCAGATCAGTTGCATAGTAAGACACATAAAATTGATCTATGGGAACAAATTCAGAGACAGGACGTTTAAGAGTAGAACTATAATATATTTTTTTAAATGCTGATCCTATCAAGGGAAGATGAAAAAGCATTCTTTCAAATTCATCAAAATATTCTGGCATCTGTTCAGTAACCTGATAGTTCATAAAATTCTGAACACGGTTAGCTTGTGTCTCTTTCTCAGGAGTTATCTTGCCAAGTATGTTTGCCTTTACTGGACCTCCACTGGGAAAGAGTTCTCCTGAAGCCTTTGATTGAAACTTAACTGCTGATTCTATCAGAAGAGGATGAACGGCTGTACAAGCACCTTCAAAAGGTTCTGATCCCGGCTCAAGTTTTAATCCTAAAAGATCAAAGCCTCTTTCAAACATAGACTCCCATTCACCTCTGGAATCTTTATCTGCTTGAAAATCATTTATAACATCTGTGGCTATCTCAAATAAATCTGATTCTTCCAGAGTTTCTGCAAGATCACCATACCATTCAGCAATATCTTCTGATGGTTGCATCTCTATACTAGACTCTTCAGAAAAATCTACTATAACTCCACCATCATCAGCTACTTCAAAACTGGCATCAAGTTCTGTTTCTGGAACCATAGGAATTACGTTAGGAATTTCTTCTGGTATCATCTCATATGGGTTTTTTTCTGTTGCCATTATTTATCCTATG